ACGCTCTTCCGATCTGTCGCGAAATCCCCCCGCCTGGATCGGCTCAGAGTACCTTAAGTCCTTGATTTCATTGAAGTTTATTATTTAGGCCTGGGCGCTTGATCATCGATGACAGGCATGATTAACCGCTTCAAGATGAGCTAGATTCATCTAAGGGATGGGCTGGGCAAACGACAGGCACAAAAAAGCCCGCGTTGTGCGGGCTCTGTCGTCCTATCTGAGAGGGTTTAGTTGGGGATGATTGCCAGTGCGCAACCAAAGATCAAAATCAGCATGAAGGCGCTACCGCCTAACGTGGTGGCCCAATCGTTATCAACTGGCCCGTCAACATCGAATTTTCGTTTGCTCATAAACTCCCCCATTGTTGCGCCATTGCGGCGGCGATGCCTTGGTAGGTTTTGCTGCGTATCTTCCAGCGATTTTCTGACGGGCCTAGTTTGTTCTGGCCGCTTGGCGTTTGGTTATCCCAATGCCCACAGTCGGGCTTCGGTATTACGTCGGTCGGTTTCAGTCTTGGCAGGTTGTGGAGCCATAGGCCCGTTTTCTTGCTCTCTGTGTGGCCGTACTCGTAAGGCTGGACGTACTGGCTAGCCTTGACGGGAAGCACTCCGACGGGGTTCTCCATGCACACAAACCGCGCAACCGACTTGGCAAGCTCGAACATCCCAAGCGTGTAGCCGATAGCCTCAATCCTTTGGTCGTGTTTGGGTTTGCCTGTGCCGTAATGGGCGTTACCGCTGACACAGAGCGCCGTACAGGGAGGGTGCATGATAATCAAGTCCCAGTGATAGGCCCACACCTTACGGTGCTCCATCACCTTTCTAGCGTCCATCGTAATGTGCCTAGCGCTCCCATCATCGGCGCGTTGTAGGTCGCACGACCATGCGTTGTGACCTTGGTTTAGGAAGGCTTGGCGAACGGTGCCGCTGGATTCGTAAGCTACAAGTACATTCATTGTTTGCCCTCCATAGTTCCTAATTTCTCTAAAAGATTTTGCCAACACTCAACCGTGTCAGCATTCGCGCCTAAACACTCTTTAGCGTGTTCTTCCCAAAAATCTTCACCATAGCGGCGGTTACACATTAAGTAGACCGTTGTCTCTATTGCTCGGGCGAGTTGGTCATCTCCTGCAATTTCCGCACCTTGGCCGATGGATGTTAAAAGTGTAAGTGTGGTCATTATTTGTCCGCCTTAGATCGAAAATAAATAGACTGTAGCCGCGTAAACTACAACGAATGATAGAGCCACAGTAGCCAGCCCTTGAAGCGCGCCTAGCATTGTAGTGCGCTCTGGGGGCGGCGGCGGGGCCTTGTACGGGAATTTAATCAAGTTACTCATGTTTTCTCCTTTAATATCCTAACCAGCCTAAAACATCCGAACCGAGGTATTCGGCCCGATCACCTACTTCGTTGAAGAATTCTTCAACGGGTAGGCCGTGCTCTTTAATTTCTGCTATCGCTTCGGCCCTTGTGACCGTCGCATGGATCGCTTCGTCATAGCTCACAATGACTCCTCCTTTGTATCGAAGTCATAAAATTCGCCCACCTTTCGCGCGTAATTGTCGAGCTTTTCACGGTTCGATGCGTTGCCATAAATGTTGTCTGGACGATCCCAAAAGCCTGTTCCGTGCCCCTGTCGAGTCAGCCAAAAATCATGTCCGCATTGCTCTATCATTTCATTATCGAAAACCCTATCGATTCCCCCAAAACTTGCCCATAAATCGCCACACGCCTTTTCTGCGTGATCCCTAAAAGCCTTGTCGGTTGCGACATCATCGGCCCAATTTGCCGCGGCACAATAAGCGGCGGCCATTCTAATAACGGGGTTCATGCCACCACCTCTATCCTTGGATTGAAAACTAAATCGCCTTGGCTGTATTCAATAGCTTCGAAAGCTTCCCAGCTAAAACACATTGACGGCGTGTTCACTCTAAACATTGCGTCAAGGTCAAAACGGTCATCGTCTTTGATGGCATGGGCTAGGATATAAGATTGTTTGCAATGGAGAATATCGCGGGGCCTAAAGTCGTTTGAAAGCATGGCGGATCTGATAGCCTTAAGGACAAAATACCGAGCAACCACTGGGGCGCTAAACTTTGGCTTAAAGTCGATAGGGGCGACGTGTCGGTGCATCCTTTCGCGCTTCAATTCGTCATCGTACATTTTGTCTCGATAGTCCGTATACGTGGTGTAGGTTAATGGGTACAAGTTGCCAAAGCCTTCTAGGATTAAGTCTGAGATTTGCTTGTTGTTCATGTGTGTAACTCCCTTGATTGTTTTTGATTACCCAGACACCCGCTCGGGGTGTTTCGCCTGAATCTCACAGGCTCTTCAGTGAGTTTTTACACGGACCCAGAACCGTTAAAAGTTCCCATCTCCGCCGCCTCGAAGTAGTCCAAAGGCTCAACCCCTAGCGCTCGCAATTCTCTCGCGTACCGCTTCGCTTCGGCTTCGTTGCGGTGTGATTTGCCATGCCCCAAGGCGAGGCAAGCTGTAGCCGCCGCGTTGGCGTATGAGCTTTTAAGGGTTTCGATTGTTGCGTTTTCGATTGTTTCCATCTGTATCACTCCTTAGGGTTAACTAATTGATTGACTGAAACTTGACAATGAACCCTTGAACCCAAGAAGTCAACACTTTAATTGAAAATAATTAAATAAATTTTGGCGGGTGTTTTTTAGGCGTATAGAAGGAAACAAGAACAGCGAGCGGGTTGGTGGATGAGCATGATTGAGGGATACCATCATTGTTTCAAATGATTATTGTCCCATCATTTTCTGTGATGATTTGCGGCAAGCAACATCATTTCAAGGAATACCCCATTTCCGATTCCAGAATGGATTTAGATCCATCTTCTGAAACATAACCGTGGGATAGCCTTTGTTTTTTAAGTAACCGTGGGATAGCCATTGTTTTTTGGATCTAGGATTTTTATCGGCTGATTTTGAAATAAGTATCCGTGGGATAGCCATTCAAAAAAATAACCGTGGGATAGCTTTTGTAAAAAAGTATCCGTGGGATAGCCTTTGTAAAAAGTATCCGTGGGATAGTAAATACTAACCGTGGGATAGCCTTTACCTGGCGGTAGCGATGGCTCGCTTGAATGCGTGACGGACGTTACGCATGAATTCTTTCTTGATAAATGTCTGAGCGTATTCACGGCCCTTGTAGGTCTTTCTAGCCTTGCGGTTGCCTATGTTCATATAGACTACTCGCTCGATCTTCTCGTTCTTACCTCTACCGACTCTCTTCCATAGACCATAGGTCTTTTGGCTAGATCTTTCACTCCGCTTGCCGACAAAGTATCTATCTTCATTAGCTTTCAAAGCTTGGATCTTGTTCTTGGTCAGGTTGCCGTACTTGTTGAGACGAACCTTACCTTTGACTGGCGCAACCAGGACTTGCTTTTTAGCCGTCACTGTCCCGCCTTCCATGATGGTTTTCATATACTTCCTGTCGCCAGAGAAGTACAAAGTTCCTTGAAGGGATGATTTCTTTGCCTTGTCATACCGAAGGCTCTTAACGGTCCAGCGTGTTGCTCCGCCATCTATGTTCTGCTGCATCTTCTTTATCTGATCTTTCCTGGCGTGAAACAGTGTGTCATTGATCGCTTTTTGGGCAACATAAGCAGTCTGTTTCAGATACTTACCCATTAAGTTTTCTAGAGCATGTGGATCGATATCGACTTCAATCACAATTCTTCTTCCTCGGTCGCAATCTCGCAGATCTCTTCGAAGATGGATTGTGTGGCAACATAAAGATGCCCTATCTCCGAAAGAAGATGTTGAGCGTCGTAGCTCTTATCGCCACCGACCAAAGCTTGCCATTCTACATAGCCTTCGTGCTCTTGTTGGCATAAAACGTAAGCGTGGGTTACTTCCCCACGCCTCGCTCTCATGGCTAAATCCCGAAACATGGCTTCGAGTTCGTTTGGTTGGAAGTTGGTTACATTGCTCATTTGGTCATCTTACTCCAAAAAGTAGTCTAGTTCCCAACCACAGTCCAAACATTTAGCTTCTTTCCAGAAATTGTTAATGCTTTCCTCGATACCTTCACCGCATCGTGGACATAGAACTTCATCTTCTTGGTTCCAAGGCGCATTGGGGTCTTCCCAAGCCCCAGCAGGGTAGTTACTCATACGGCCTCCTTCCAGCTCCCAGCAGTCCTAAGATGCTCAGGCTTTGGCCTCTTTACCACTGGGACGTTTCGAGGCGCGATCTCATGCACATCGTGCGCGAACTCCATCGCCATGTGTAAGGCATCCATCAGCTCGTCAGTCTTACGGTTGAACTGCAAGACTTCCCATTCAAACTTAGAATTCTTAGACCACCAGGATCCTTGAATGCCTGTCACCGATTGGGCTGTACGTTCAGCTTCCTTCAATGTGGTAGACAGACCACCGTACTCAGCGCCGTCCTTTGGGTTGGTGAAACGATACTTAATAATCCTCATAGTTCCTCCCGCTGTAGTTTGTCTAACAAACTCAAGACATCTGGCAAAACCTGCTTGTGATACTCATCCACATAATCAGGCCCGTAATAGTCCAAGACCTTAACCAAGGTCATCCATGCCTCTAATAAATCAGTTCTCGTTGGTTGCATTACTTCCTCCTTATCCGTGGGATAGCCACAGCATAAACTAAAAAGTTAACCGTGGGATAGCCATTCTATATATCGTTTGGTTCTAACAGCTTTGATCTTTGTTTCGCTAACTTATATCTTTTTTGCTCGTTCCAAGTTATCCGACCACCGCTTGCCTTCTGTTTCTCAAACAGATCAATGAAGTAAAGATCTTCCTGCGCAAGCTCAAATGCTTTTCTCGGAATCGAACTACGCCGTTGAGTGTCGTCCATGAATAAAACACTAGGCGGTAGCCCAAGTGCTCTAGCGATCTCATCCCCACTCGCCAAACAAGCGAAACAATGCGCAATGATCTTGCCATCGACCTCTCTCAATGACATAGAAGGATTATTCTCTTTGTGAACGGGACAACAGGCCCACGTCTCTTTACCAACCACCTTAACTTTATCTAACTTATCTAATATGGCTTTTAACACGCTTGGCCTTCCGAATGTTAATGTGAGTTATATGTTTTGACACTTCTGTACTGACGCTCTCAGCGTAGATCGCAGAGACTTTGTTGGGCCATACTCCAAACTTAGATTTATACATCCAAGCAGCCCAGCCTTTCTTGTAATGCTTTTTCTCCGCGTACAGCTCAAACTCGCCAAGCCATCTGCCTTTTTCTTCGACAGACATTTCCTTGTTGACCTTTTTGAGCTCCTTAAGCTCCTGGCCGTCACTGTTTAAAATTTCCTTGCTAGGCTTTTGATAACCACACGCACACCGAATGATGTAAAACTGATAACACTGGGGACACACCGAAGGATTGGGCTCATCCCGTTCCTTCTTGACCAGATCGTTCTCGCCATACTCTTTGATACCATCGTGCAAACTCTCAGGCACCAAGAACTCAGGGAATCCATGCCGTTCGATATTTCCAGCGTGATCTAGGTAGATCGCTTCGTCTTTACCCTCGCACGTTCTCATGATCCGTCCAGCGCGTTGTATGAACGCGATCTTTGACTTCGTAGGAAAGCAATCAATCAACGTCGTAACCTGCGGGGCATCGTATCCTGTGTTTAACAAGCGCGAACATGATAGAACCTGAAACTCACCCTGATCATGCGCCTCAAAGATCATCCTCCGATCCTCTTGATCCATGTAGCCATCGATATGCTCGGCCCCTATCCCGTTCTCATTTAACATATCAACCAGTTTTCTGCTCTGCTTGATGCTGGGACAAAAAGCAATTGTCTGACCCTTGCCGTGCTTCTTAAAATTAAGAATGATATCTCCGACCAGCTTCTGATCCTTCTCAACCGCCGCCGATAAGCTCTTAGGGTCATAGTCCGCGCCGCCAGTAGAGAGTCGTTTGTTCTTAACGCCTTTAAGATTCGCAGTGTTACCGCCAAAGTATCGGACAGGACAAAGATAGCCCTTGTCCAAAAGCTGACTAGGCGTAATCGGGACCACTAAATCAGAGTAATGAAGACCAAGGCCCTTGGAGTACGGCGTAGCACTCAGGCCGATAAAGATCGACTTGGAGTAATCCTCCATCAACTCCGTCAAGGTCTGATAGTGAGTGTGGCATTCGTCCACAACAGCAACGTGAAACAAAGGCTTGTATCGGCGTTTAGCAATCGTCTGAATAGACGCAATTTGGATCTGAGCGCCAGGATTTGTTCGCCAATGATCAGCCTGAATCACGCCACACGGAATACCAGCTCGGTCAAATTCCTCTAAAGCTTGATCGACCAGCTTCACCCGATCACAAATGAAGATACCTAACTTTCCATTCTTAGCGGTGTTCTTCAAGATTTCCATCGCAACCCGAGTCTTACCAAAAGAACAGGGCGCTGCAAGTACTAACCGAGAGTTACCCTTTCTTATAGACTGACGTATCATTCGAATCGACAGATCTTGATGAGGCCTTAGTCCACTCACATCATCCATCTGACATGCTCCTCAACGACCATGATCAGAGGCTCTATGTCATCTTCATTAGGCTCTCTTCCTGGCGGAGTGCCACCGTCAACTACTGGGAATACTTTCGCAGAAATGGAATGACCGTCGTGTAAAACCGCGTATCCCCAACTGCTTTTTTTTCGGACGATGAAGTAAGAAGGAACGCCAGAGACTCGGGCTAGATCTATAAGCTCCATGTACTTAGGGACGTTAATAAATAAATGAGGTTTGCCAGTGTACCATTTACACTCAGCCCAGCCTGCTAAAAGGCCTTTGCCATAACCTTGATCGTGGTAAAACCAGCCGTCGATCTTGTACTTGTTGGTATTTGGGTTTTGCTTATAACTTAGGCCAAGATGTTCAGCCATTACCTGTAGCAGTCGTTCTTCCCGTTTTCGGTCGTCGGGCGTTTCTCGTTTTATAATCATAGCTTCCTCCAAAGCATTTATTTTAGGCACACTTCGACTTTTTCCCTGTTGCAAGACACAAGCATACAGATCGTTAGTCTGGTTAGCTCTGGCGTGTCTACATCCGAAGATGCGGTACTCATATCCTTTCGGTTTCTGGCTAGGCGCAACCCTAACCACCTCACTTGAGGCATGTTGCATTTTGGGACGTAGATCGGGACAAGTCGTCAGTCCTAACATCTGTCTACGGATTACTGCTATTTAGAAAGGACGCACAGTTTAGCGCCACCGTCCGTTAGCGGGGTATTCAATGAGGATTGCTTATATGGTAGGATATAACCCGTGTCGGTTGTTACACGGTTAACGCCAAACAGCAATCGGACATTAAAGGGGTTGTGGAGCCCCGCCGACACACTTACTATATTCTAGTTCGTAACCTCAAGCAACTTATTTAGATACCACTGAGCTTTCAGCAGATCCTCTCTGGGGTTGTTCTTGTACCTGTGCCTGTGTAGGTACTTGATCGTGTTCCCGAGGCAGTACGCCCCAAACTCGTCGCCTAGCTGCTGCTGGATGTAATCGATGCACTCGATTCCTGTGGCGTTGTAATGTTTTGGGCGGTTTACGGAATCCCATTCTTCAGGTGTCGGATCTTTTCGCATACTCAACTATTCTCCGTATTTGATTTCTGTCTATCGGATTTCCGTTTCGGTTCAAAACGCCTTCGTCGGCGTAATGCTTTGCAATTTTGTACATACTCATCTTAGTTTTCCGCATTTTCAAAACGCCTTTGATGACCTTCTGCTCATAGTCATTCTTATGGACTTTACCGTCTTGATCGTACCAGTATCCAAACCGAGGCTTCCCGCCTCCACACAGACCTTTAGCCCGACGTTTCCTCAGTCCTTCCTTGACTAAAGCTGAAGTCGTTAGATTCGCGCTATGGACTTTAGAATGACACGGAGCGCATAGATCAACCGTCTTCGTACCACCTAAGACTCGCGGAACGACATGGTGCGCGTGATCTGCGGTAAAGCCACATTCAAAACAATCGTGATCTTTGGTTTTTAATTTGGGCATTAAACTCAGCAAGCATTTCGCGATAATCTCTCGCATAGAGTTTAATAGGTTTACCTGAGTCTGCAAGCATTTGATCTACCTGAGATTTCCCGTATTTGTCAATCATAAATATCGTATAATTCTGAGCTGCGACCCCGTGCTTCATTCCAAACAGATTACAACCAGGACATTGAGGCCAGACGTTTCTTTTGTCTAGTGCAAAATAACTAGACTTACCTTTTGGCAACCAATGACCCCCGTGAACCTCTGTGTAGTGTTTAACGACTCCGCACGTCACACACTCACAAAATCCGTTGTCGTCTGCTTCCTCCAACCTTCGGAGTAATTGGAATGCTTTTAAGGCTTTAGCCCTAAGCGTCTCTGCCACGCATAAACTCGCTGTCTGCTGGATTGGCTAATTGTACCCCTTTATCAAGCCCCCAGTGAAAAACCTTCTCCATGAAATCGTGCATCTCGCCTTTTGTTAGACTAGACGTTGATTTCAGTTGATTCTGGATCACCGTACTTCCTACATGGATATCTTCAGTACCTAAGAACTCGTTCTTCATCAACTTCTTAACCATCTCAGGAGTCACGCTGATCTTTGAACTGAAATACTCAGACATCTGTCCACACCACATGTGGAATAAAGCATTCTGGCTAAGACTTCTAACCGTGGAATACGTTTCAAACCGCCAAGCAATCGGTCGGCTGAAATCCATCTCATTCAACCTATCATGAAAGTTCTTGATAACGTCATCAACATCCCGCCGATGATTGATCAACCAGAATTCACCTCGCATTGAGCTTATCTTTGAGCATGTCCCAAAGATCCTCGATGATCATTCTTATCTCAAACCACAACCGCTTAAAAGGATTATTCACCTGCTAACCTCAAGAAGTCATACACATCTATCTTTAGATGCTTGCAAACCTTCACCACCAAACTTAACTTAGCGTCTTCACGATACCGCCATTGAGACACTTGTTGTTTAGTGATCCCCATGTCGGCGGCCAGCTCCGAAGAACTGACCCCCAACTTGACCTGTGCTAATCTCAGGCTTTTGCCGAAATCAAAACGGCAAGTCATCTTCAAGACTCGCTGAAGTTGGCGCACTGTAAACATCTTGGATCTTACCTGTCATGACAGGCTGATTACCCGCTGCACCATCACGTTTCCACAAAGCGATGTCGATTGTCTCGCCTTCCTTTATGTTTCGGTGAGCAACTACCTTTCCGCTAAGGATTGGCCCGCTGCCGCCTTTGTCACTTTTCCAGAGACTTACTTTTCCTCGATTGTCATACTCCATACATACTTCCTATTTTTCCAAAGTTTAAGGTTAAATCTTCCAGAAGTTTTTCGATTGCCGCTGAAAGCCCAGCAATAAAATCATCGTCCCGTTTTACTTCCATTATCAAATTCGGAAGTTCTGGGTGGTAAGACATGAAATAATACCGATCAAAGTCCATTAGCCACATCGTTCCCTGAACCTGAGCGTAATACTCTGAAGGCATGGTTCCGTTGTTGGCGTAATCGACTAGGTACTTAACGTGAACAGGATGAGACGGACATTTAATCTCCAACCCAACCCCGTCCACCAGCCGATCAGGGCTGCAACCAACTGTTTCATCATCGTTAGTCACAAACCCAATTTCTCGGCAGGTTAAATCTGTCTGGAACTCAAAGACGTTCGCAGCTTCTGGTTCTAAATCATTTCCACGTTGCATCCACTGAGACTTGAACGTCTCAATACGTTTACCACTTAACCTTTCCGCCAACAGCTCGTGCATGTACTTCTCACCGCTTGCACTTGGCTTGCCTTTTGGTGTTACAATGTCCTTGAACTTGGACGCTGATGGCATACCCAATCGCAGATCAAACCACGCCTGAGTGCCTTGTTCGACGTTGTGGATCTTCATTTGACTTGCTTCTGTTTCTTAGTCTGAAGCTGCTTGACGGCTCGGTCATATTGATCTTCGCTCAATTGTTTCAGATCAGACACATTGTAAATCTCAAGAAACTTAGCCTTGCTTGACTTAGTAGAATCGATCATTGCATCGATGTGAGCGGCCTTTTGATCACTAATGTTCTCAATACCGATAACAAGATCTTGAGCGTCCGTGTCTTCGTCAGCGCAGATAGCCCACATAGACTGACTCTGATATCTTTTCAGATAGGTTGAGATAGACCCAAGATCTTGGATCGGGTTTTTGCTGTTAACAGACAGAGGCACACTAGCGACCTGACGGATCCACTGACCGCTTGAATGCGTGATCTGTGACGTAACAGCTACCCTGTCTCCATAAGCTTCTACGCCCTGCATGAACGTCAAACCGTTAGCAGAAGCCACTGGTCGGATACAGTTCAAAACAGCCGTTAGATCGGCGTATTCGTTCTTAAAGAATGCGTTCTTAGTGTTTTTCCCAGGGTTGCGAATTTCGCCTTGGGCTTTACTGAGTGCAGCAGAGATTTCTGCTATGTTTTCGGATTGTTCCATCGTCTTCCTCCATACAAATCATGATTGGAGGTAAGATTTTAACGGTTATGATGAATAAGTCAACAAACGACGTGATTAATTTACTGTAGAAAGATGGTATGCTGTACGGATTCTCGTGCTTCCTCCGCACACTGGCCCCTTCGGGGGCCTTTTTTAATACACCCAAATAACCCTGGCAGTCGTCCTAGTATCTACATGGACAAATCCTTTTGCCACGCCAATGCCACTGAATCCGAGTTTAATAGCTGCGGCAACCAGACGATAACGCTGAGCCCCGCCATTAACAGCAATATCAGCAGCGCGGCCTGTCGTATGCTGTCCAGGTACTGCTTTCTTGGCTTCGATG